CAGAGCCAGACGCGGGGTAATTCTGGAGAACTCCGAGAATTTTACCGACACCTGCACCCCCTGGCAATTTGCATTCATAATCACTTGTGCCAGTTACTACGACACGATATTGTGAACTTGAGAGATCCTCGCCTGCCTTGTATGTCACATCAAGGACACTCATTGGACCTGCCATTTTTCAACCCTCCTTTCAGCATAAGCGATGCCTCGTCCAAATAAGTTATGGACTATATCGCAGGTTTTTCTAATTCTTTTTGTTGCTTTTGACAATCATCCCGAAAGTTTCTGTCAAAAGCAACAAGACATTCGTAATTCGTAATTCGTAACTCGTTACTTTTCCAACTGTTCCGAAGCTACTACGAGGGCTTCGGTATAACTAATCTTACGCTCTGCCATAATCTTATCGGCAAGTTCAGCAACATCAATACCATCGAGCGCAAGAGTTTTTTCACTTTCACTCATAAATAAATCGCGGTATTGTGCCTCTTTTCCCTTCGTATCTTGCATCCCTCGTTGTTGAGAAAGTTCTGTAAATTGCACGATATTTGGCAATGCGTCGAGTACCTTGAAAAGCAATTCAGCCTGTTTCAAGGTTTGGGAAGTGCCATTATCGCTGTAGGTAAATACTTTCACATCATCAAAAGAAAGCAATAGGGTCGATAACGCCGATTCTTGAACCGGGAGCACTTTACCACTTTCTTTATACTTTGCAATCGTCGCTTTGATACCTTCGTTTCTTTGAGTTTCTTTTATTTGTGCAGCCTCCGCTTCCAATTTTGCTACCTGGTCCGCCTTTGCCTTCAACTCAGTTTGCAATGTTGCAATCTGCTGCTCAGTTGTTTGCGTCTGTGTGGTTATCTGCGGTGACAAACCCGCCTGTTCATCTGCCATAATTAAACCTCCTTTGTTTCTATCGTAATTCTCATTGTAACAGGTGATGATTGAAGTGAAGGCATCATTGTTGAATAACGCCTCGATGTCCGGGAGTGACTTTATCGCTGGTATGTCAGCGCCCAGAAGGGCAATCGCGCTCAAAGTCAGCCCATATTGTTGCCCTTTTTCATCCTTGAAATTTCCATAGAGCTCTACTTGATAATCCTCGTAAATCTCTGCGGATGGTCTCCGGTATGCCTTATTCTTTAACAACTCGTAAATGCGCTTAGGAATATTCTTTATATCAGCATAAAGAATCTGACCCATCTTTTTGATGCTTTCTATCCATCCTATCGCGGGCAAACCTTCGTTTTTGAGGAATTTCTGGCCACCATGTCCTAACTTCAATACCGGTTGGACAATATTTTTCAAAGAATAAAAATTTGTTACAAGTCTATCCAAATCACTCTCTGAGTATGATTTTCCATTATGCGTTCCCGTTTTGAAAAATGGAAAGTCTTTGAGTTCAAATACTTCCGCCATCTCTTCTTTTTTCATGATTTTTCCACCTTCACATTTGTAATCAGCGCCCATGTATGACGAAACAGCTTCAGCTATTCTTTTCCCGATGACATTCCATTCCTCCGTTGAATATCCGCCCGCTTCCCGTTGTCCTTCATGATTAAAATACCGCATCGCCGGCAAAACCCTTTCCTGATTCAAAGGATAACGATAATTCACTGGGTCGCCAAATTTCTCATCAGGCACGCTCTCATATTCAGACGGCTTTGTAACATTGCCACCCGACTTTATAGCAATGCCATAACGTGAAGCCCGCTTTTCCTGTTCTGCTTTTGCCTCCTCTGTTGCAGCAAATTTATCAATCTCGTCAAATTCCGCCATTTTTTCATTTTCGCTTCGTTTCACCCATTTGCCACCTTCGACTTTGTACATCCGCCTGAAATTTGTTATTGCAATCGCTGCCGGACTATCTATTCCTTCAGTGCCTTTTAGTCCATCAAACATTCGAGCAAGTTCATTCGCTTGTTCTAATGTTAAGTCTATTTTATCTTTTCCGCCGGGTTGAGACGCTAAGGCGCGAAATTGTGGCGGAATATCCTCTATTTTTTCATAAGGCATTTTAACTCACATCTCCTGAAAACAAAACCTTCCTACGGAGCTCCGTTTTGCCCGCGGGAAGGGTTTATTAAATTTTCGCGCTGTTTCCTCGTCAATGGCAGCATACTTCCAGGGTGTATTTTGCTCTTGCAAGTAAGCCAACAAGAAAATATGTTTTCCACATTACCATTCGAGATTTCTACAATTATTTGATTATAGAATAACCTAAAAAAATGATTCTGTCAAATTATTGTCTGGACAACGTTGGACAATTTTTTCCTGATTCTCCTTACAGTGCGTGCCGAGATATTAAATTTTCGCGCTGTTTCCTCGTCAATGGCAGCATAACTCCAGTTGGTATTTCGCCCTTGCAAGTTGAGCCAAAAAGAAAATATGTTTTCCATATTTTTTGTCCGTTTTACATAACTTTCGGAATGGTTGTAAAACGGACAAGACATATCACCATTCGAGATTTCTAAAATTATCGGATGTTGGCATTGCGTGATTTTTTGAATAGAGGCTATCAATTCTTGTGGAAGCAGTTGCGTTAAATTTCTCATGAAATATCTCCAATGATTTTTTTAGTTCCACGTTCTTTTCTCGAAGCTCCTCATTCATCTTGCATTCAGCATCCATCATTTTCTCATAGTTGCTTATCAACAGTTCGTATTGTTGTATTTTCACTTCGTATTGTTGAAGGTCGAAAATGAGTTTACTAATTTCTTTTTTAGTAGCTATTTTTCTCCAACATGCTCTACAAAAATGTTGTCCATCAGCTCGTTTTTCAACTTTTTTCATACAAAGAATGCAGGTGTAAAAAGCAGGTCTTTTGCAGTTCGCACATAGATGTTTCCCTTTTGGAATTATCACTCCACATTTTCGACAAGTTTTCACGCGCGTCGGTGGCTGATAATGCCAGTTTTGTTTTTCCCATAGTTGCCTACATGCGGGACGAGAGCAACAAACCGCATTATGCCAGCCACGATAATCAAAGCCACAAATGGGACACTTTTTATTTATGTAGGACATTGGTTAAATTGCAAAAACATATCGCAGACACGAAAACAAGTGCCATCCCAACGAAAATGTTTTTGCACTCCTGAAATCGCTTCTTTCATATCAGTAACACGAGTTCCTTTTTCGTCATACATCCAGGTGACTATGACGTAATCACCGGAGGGCTCCAAAAGACTCGGCACATTCTCAAATTTCATGTATGATAGAAAATCTTGAGTTTTAAAATCATAAGACAATTTTACCAACTCCCGCCCCCAATTAGAAGGGCTTTTTTATTTTCTATACTTACTTCTTTTTGTTGCTTTTGACAATAACTTTCGGAATTGGTGTCAAAAGCAACAAGACCTTCTTTTTGTCCGTTTCGACAATAACTTTCGGAATCGGTGTCGAAACGGACAAGACATTCCCTGATTTCCTTTTCCACATTTTCCTTAGTGAGGATTGTATCTTTACAGTCAGAATGATAATCTACCACGAATATGGGACAATCCTCGCCTAATAGTATTTTCTGGATGTTTAATATTCTAATTAACCTGAGTTGCTAGTTGTTCGTTTCTTAATTCCGTATAGGGTAGAGGTAAGTGAGTAAGTGGGTAGGTGAGTAAGTGAGTAGGTGTTTTTACTCACTCACCCACTCACCCACTCACTCACTCACTCCTTATTTTTAGATGAACTGCAACCCTATATGAATTTAAAAATTTGACCACTAGTAACTCAAGTTGCAACTATTACCAAATCAAAATCTCGTTTTTCATCTACGCTTTTACATTACAGAAAATATTCTTAAAAATGCTTATAACTAGCAACTTGAGTTAATTAGTTCTTGGATTGTAATACAAGCCATGGACATAAACGAATTACGAGTTACGACTTACGAATGTCTTGTCCAAAAAACAATAACTTTCGGAATGGGTGTTTTTTGGACAAAAAGAATTTTTTTGTTCGTTTGACAAACCATTCCGAAAGTTTCTGTCAAACGAACAAGACAATTAAAAAACTCTAAGGAACCAGTGTCTTTTACTTCGTGTTTCGTAATTCGTACTTTCCCACCTCCTAAACAGTGAAAATTTTCTTAATTAATTCGCCTTGCCGATAATACAGATAGTCTCCGCCACTAATTGTAAGAATGCTATCTGGCAACACAAGAAACCTCCCAGAATCAGTCTCTACCAAAAGCATTTCGCCCGCCTCACATTCAATTGTATCGCCATCAATCAAATCAAGGGGAAGGTCGCTTGTTTTAAGAACTCGCTTCTTTATTTTTGTATAATCACTACCTGTTTTTTCGAGTTGGTAGAAATTGGGGTTTCCAGCAAACAGTAACACTTTTATCATGATGTTCACGCCTCCTTGCTTCCATCTTTTCTAAAATAGGCTCTCTAAGTCTGTTAAATGTGTCGTTGTCATCAATTGCTTGATAAGTGGGCGCGTATTCAATCAAGCCTCCGGCTAACTTAAAGCCTTCCTCCCAACCATCTCCGACGATATGATATTCTCCATCTATCAGGATGATAATTTCTGTATCATCATAATCAAAATGCTCGGCTATGACATAGGCAATCTTGGGATAAATGGGGTCATCATATCCAGCATAATCCAAATCAAAGCGTTCGTCATAACTATCGAAGCGTTCGTCATAACTGCATACTTGGGGGTCTTGAGTATCATTCTCCTCTTTTGCTTCACCTACTAAATATTCATATCTGCGTATGTCACTTTTACCTTCAAGTTGCGCGGAAGCCAGGCATAGGGCTTCAGCATAATCAATTTTGTGGTCCGCCATGATTTGCTCCGCGAGTTCTGATACGTCAATGCCCTCGAGTTCTATTTCACCGTCACGGTCCGTTGTGAACATATTTCGATATTGTTTGTCTGTCATACTAACGTCCCCTTGCTAAATCCTGCATCCGGCTTCAATCCCGCCGGCACAGGTGGTGAAATCACATAATTCAAATTGGATGTGACCGGTATCACGGTACATCTACAATTATGACCATTAGGCGGCCAAAATTCTTGCCAAAAATGGTCGCTCTTAGGATAAATTCTGCCGTCCATTTCCCGATGACTTTGCCGTGTCCGTTCATCCATAATCGCGCTATACTGAAGCGCAGGCACGTAATCAGACACGTCTGGGTCAAAATACAAGTCGCGACGAGCGCCGTTGTAAATATCCGAAATCGCATTTCTGAACACCAATTTAGTGTGATACTTTTCCATTGGCGTGCCTGGCGGCAACGTCCACGCTTTTCCGGTATATTCGATTTGTGATTGCTCTATTGCTTTCACCAAATCAGTGATAAACCAATCCTCGTCGATTGCTCGATAAACAATTCGTTGGATTTCACCCACAATATCCCGCTCAATGAAGCCCGCTACCGTGAACGCCTTCGATTTGAAACCAGATACTAATTTGAGCCATTCGGTTTTTGTAATAGGGACCCTGCCAATGAATTGCTTCAGTCTTTCAGAAGGCGTTGGCGCAAAGGGTTCTTGAAAAGTAAGCCTTTGATTCAGTGAACGCTCTATTTCATTCACCGCAGTTGCCATCGATAATAGATAAACTTCGGCGAATTGATTCTCCATTTCAGTTTCTATCTCTTTCGTGTCAAGGTATAGATTCCGAATACTTCTGTAATCCTTGTTCTGGAAATATTCCTTGATTTGGGGAATCACCTGGGCAAGATTTTTGAATAGATTATCAGAAACCTTCTCTGAAATATCCGCAACCCATTTTTCAAGAAAAAATTTCGTTTCTGCGTAATTAATCATTGTCGCATTTTCGTATTCCGTTAAAGGCCTGAAAGGGAATATTTCTGGTATAATTTCTTGAAATTTCTTGTCAGGCGATGCCCATGATGGCCCTAAATCTCTTGCTGTTGGCATTGTTCCTGGCGGCGGAAATGCTTTTATTGCATTAGAGCCCGCTGGATAGCAATGATAATCCTCATAATCGCTATCAGAATAACGTGCATAAAATGGCCTTCTACAATAACCACACTTATACCACCCTGCTTTTGGAATTGCCAAATCATGCAAACAATCCTGATATGGACAAAGCTGGCCTGGGTCACTTTTTTTCGCTTGAAACTTTCTGATATACGGTTGATTTCTCTGCGGAACATTCAAGTAATCCCGCACCCATTCTTCCGATGGGTCAACAACCCCGCCATCTAAAAGAATTTTGAGAATCTTTGACTTGACTTCAGGGTCTTCTTCAGGTGAAATCATCTGAAAGGTCGGTACCTGAGCATCAAAGTTGTATTGAGTTAATTGAGCTAAGAGTTGCTCTGTAATAAGCGTACTGATACTTGAGCCCAAATCCTCAAGAATCCACAAGAATACGTCAAAATGTTTTTTACCGAGGGCATAACTTCCACGCGAGCCACTTTCGGTATAGCCAAGCAAATCGGGGACGAGAGCGCCACGCGTGATACCCTTGTTCATCGTGTCAATTGCAATCTTGTACGCTTCGGAGGCAGCCGAGGGGATTTCCAACTGGTCTAAAGTCATACCCATTGGCAAGGTGGCAATCGTACCAGTCTGGAGATGCTCAAGGACATCCTCAAGAGCATCTATATCTTTATCTGCTGTGCCGGGTGGATACCAACCGATTGTTGGTGGAAACGGAAAGCGTTCTAACCACATCGCATAGAATTTGAGGATGACTGATTTTATCCACCACTCACGATAAAATGCCCGATAGTCAGACCTGCCATACAAATTATCAAATTCCTCCTGGTAGGTATAAAGGATAAATTTGTCTTGGGGTAGGCGCTGAATCTGACCGCTCACCTGCTCTTGTGCTATGCCATCTTTTTCGAGGTTGCCATGAATGTCCTGGTAGAAAGTGAAATATTGAGGGTCCCTCGTCTTTAAACTTGCCAAAATTATCTTGCCCTCATAGACAGAGCCTTTTTCTTTTGACAGTACCCAGTTTTTTTCGGTAACACTAAACCCATAATCCAATGCCGACATCAATTGAAATAGGTGTTTGTTAAATGTCCCTGCAAGGTTTTCAAGATTCCACTTGCAAAATTCCGCAGCATCAACATCACTTTTTGCAGAACTGGCCGGTTGGATTTGCCAACCTGGAGAAATCCGAGCAAATTTCTTTAGCGTCATCACTGAGCGCACCTGGTCGTCGTGCCTCATCTCATCTATTACTGCATAAGTTTTTTTAGAAATGAGCGCGTCGGGATTGTAGGGAGTGATGCCATATTGCGCAGAAATATAATCCCCGCGTGCAGTTGACCGAATACTCAAATCAGGAGCGTCCTCTCTAAAAACTTGTATAGCACTTTTGAGTTTTTGTATAAATCTCATTTTTTCACATCCATTTGTCGAAGTTTGATCCTAATCAATAAATCTACAAGCCACGCTAAACCATCCCAGAAAAGTTGTATTGCCGCGCGCCAGAGCAAGGAATGGAGTGGCAAATAACGCTCAATATTTCTGTTCATTATTCACACCTCCCAAGATACTATCAATACTGGGGTTGGGGCATCGGGGCGTTGGGGCGTTGGAGCGCTGGGGCGTTGGAGCGCTGGGGCGCTGGGGCATTGGAGCTCC